GATTCGGTCTCGACTTTGTTCTAACGTAGTGCTACTTAGAGTCGGCTCGTAGTAGATAATCGTGTCTGCTGCAAATAAGTCAATCCCTTGTGCTCCACTCTGGTACTGGCAAATTATAACCCTTATTGATTCGTCCGATTGGAACTGTTTCCAAACGTCTTTGTCCTTCTGTTCACCGTCTAATATAACGTGTTTGAATTTTAACTTCTTTAAGAGCTTCGATATACTTCGTATCGAGTACTTGTACTCGCAAAATATAACTAATTTCTTCTCCCAGCCGTCTAAGAAATCTTCCAGCGCTTTTAACTTTTCGGACTTTAATTCTACAACCTTTTTGTCCTCTAACGTTAAGAATCCGCTACACACCTGTCTCAACTTAGTCAGTCTAGCAAGTGGGTTTTCCAAGAGTAACTCATAATCGAGGGACGCCCCGTCTTTATGCAACTCTCGGTAGAGCTTCTTCTCCTTTAACTCAATATCGTAGATTTCATCTGGTAGCTTGTCCGGTAAATCGAGTGCTTCTTCTTTCTTCACCCTGTGGCAATACGTGTCCATAATCTCTTGGAACTCATCTACATTAATGTAACGATAAGGTTTCCAATATTGGTCAAGTATGCAGTATTTATCGGTAAATTGTTTCCATGTTCCGAACAGTTCCGAAGCAACTCTGCCCCGTACAACTTTGGGATACAAGAACGCATACTGTGACCATAAATCTTCGAGTCTGCCGTTTCCGATAGGCGTACCCGTTAAGATGTAGCGATACTTCGCTTTAAGAGCCAACTTCAAAATAAAACTAGTCTGCTTAGCTGTTCGATTCTTGATCTTGTGGCTTTCATCTAGGATAATACAGTCCCATACTTTGTCGTAACCTTTACCTTTTCGCCACACTGATTCGTAGTTTATAACTGTGAGAATCTGTTCAAGTGCGATCCGCTCGGCAGGTGGGAATTTCGCAATATCTCTCGTCCATGCGCCCATCGCCGCCTTCGGTGCTATCACAAGTGCTGATTCTATTTCCCCAGCGAGTGCTAATCTTGCGAGATGGGTGAGACCGACTAGAGTTTTTCCTAAGCCTTGGTCGTGAAACAAAGCGAACCCTTCATACAGTCTCAAATATTGCAGTGCCACCTTTTGGTGGTCGTAGAGTTCAATCATTTCCTCTTTCTTTTCCCGCATTAGGGGTTGATATAGTTTCGATTCGTTTCATTAGAACCCCTCCAGCGCTTCTTCACAACAGTATTCGTCGCAGTATGGAATGTTGAACTTGTACCAATAAGCATCGTCCGGATCGATCCATTTCCCACAATTCATACAAACGACATATCTAGGTTCCGCCAGCGGTTCTAAATAATCGTCCCAATTATCGTTTGTCCAATTTCTTCTCATTCGCCTCACCTTCCATGGCTTTTCGAATGATTTCCCCGATTACACCATTGCGACTACTCCCTGTCTTTTCGGCTTTACGCATAATCCATTCGAGCAACTCGTGTTCCAAGTCGAGTGTTATTCGCGCTTTGGGTAACTTCATAGTATCCCTCCCTTCGTTTTCAATTATACATGACCGCCTGCAGGTAGTCAAGTATATTTTTCAATATTTGAGCATAAAATAGTAGGTTATACTTAAAACCCCAGCTAAGGGTATGGTGATTCTATGGGTAAACGAATAAAAAAAAAAAAGAACCCCTTACGCTATGTAAGGGGTCTTTCCATAATTTGGACTACAAGATCACGTTGACTTTTCGCTCTGTCCCTGATAGAACTATCTTAGGTGTCATTAAGACGACGGGTCTCATACTCTTAGTAATGGGATACATACCCCGCTTCAGGTAACTGCCAGTATTGACATAGTATCTAATCCTTTCGTGAACTTTATTGTTCCTTAAGTCGGGCACATAGTAACTGTCGGGAAACGCCAAAGGCTTGTGAGTGTGTCCGATACAGTACACATCAGCTAATACTATATCTCCTAGTCTATGAAGAGCGTTCGTCACCGCTCCCATGGTTCGACCACCTGAACTACCGTGTGTGCAATACACGATATAAGGGTATGGTTTCCCGTTAGGTCTAGCCCCCACAGGGATTTTGAACAATCCTTCACCTTCGAGGTATGGCACGTCGAGCCATTCTGCTATATCTAAAATCGGAGTAGCATCCTCTTGGGTTCTGAGTTCGTCGTGGTTTCCGCCGATCATACCGAGTATCTTCTTAGCTATAGGTTCTAAGTATTGGCGCATGATTCGTTTTTGTTTACTCGGGGGATATTTTTGCTTGTAAATATCGCCCTTGGAACCCCTTAGATCGTTCTGTAAGAGATCACCGTTTAAGATAACTCTTGCGAGGGGATCTTCTTCGATCGCTTGTAGATTGTGTTGAAACAATTCTTCGTCACACTCCGCGCTTCCTAAATGTACGTCGCTAATGACGTAGAGGTTCATGTGCGAAGCGTTGAGTGGTTCACAGATCAATAGTTTTATTCTATCACCCCCTGTATATGAACCGCCGTTGCTGCGGCGGGATATACTCGATCACCCCCTTTCTATGGTAGAACAAGTTCAATGCTTCGTCTGTAAGAATACATTGTGGTGATCTTCACCTCCATATTGGAATTGTATACCCACGCGGCGGAAATCGTTATTTTGCCTCTGGAAGGCTAGAACCCAAAAGCAAGCCGCCAGTATACCGTTACAGGCGTATCACTGCGCCAAATACCCCTGCGCACACCTGCTGTTACATAGATAGTGTTGGGAAATACGTCGGGTGCGTAGAACGTTGTGCTAATATCTGCGTCTGTCCCTTTGACAGGGTGGTGATCAAGAACTAAATCCAGATACCACCTATCCCTGATTGAATAATCTAAAGTCAGTGTGTAGATAGTCTTAATTTCTTGTCCAGGCGAATATTCCTTGTCCACAATTACCGCACCTGACCATTTGGCTAAAGCAGGTGTTGCCATTAGGATAATCAACACAACGGTAAATAACATAGCTTTACGTTTCACCTGACTACCTCCTTATTCGTCGGATGATATCTTTCGTGTGGGGCTTTTCCCGTGGATCTAGCGGTGCTGGTTCTAGCAATTGCGCAAGTGCGCTAACCGCCAGAAACACAGGGCTTTCTACTTTTTTAGTTCAAGCACAGTTGCTTCAATATAGTTCTCAATAAGCGTGTTGATGTCACCGAAAGTATCCTGTAAAACCGAAACTGCTTCTTCTCCTAATGTATTAAGCACTTCTGTTTTAACGTTTTCCGCAACAGCTAGTAGTTCAGAACGCTCGATCTTACCGTCTTTTACTTTTTCCCGCAAATCGGCTGCTACTTTTTGTTCGGCGGCCTGCACCGTTATAACAACCGTTTTTTCTAGCCTCGCGATGGTATTGGCGATCAAATCGTGTTTCGCCTGTTCCTGCAGGCGGTTACTCAACACCCGCAGATACTTTGTACCATACGCCACAGCCAAGGCTATCAAACCAATTACCAGCGTTACAAGCGCATCAAGCGCATGAGTCAAAATAGGATCGTACCACATAATAATCCTCCTTTAATTTGTATAATCTTCGCCTGTCCGCATCATCTGAGCAAGCCTCACACCCCTCGTCTTGACTTGCCTATACCACTTGCTGTCCACCATCTCGGCAGCAGCTGCCTTGTAGTCACCCCGGCCCAGGGCAGCGATCATCTTTTTGAAGCCCCGGAAGCGCGTGGGCCCCAGGTTGTACCGCATGTCAATGACTACCTTCCGGCGCACCGGGTCTAGCCTGGGGAACCAGTCAAAGTGCTGCAGGTCTTTCTCCGCATCCGCTATGTCCTCGCGCAAAAGAAAAAGAGCTTCGTCCTTGGTTATGCCACGCTCTTTGAGTACCTCGATTACTTCATCGGGGGCCAAGCCGCTCCGCTTGAAGATGTACTCCTGCTCCTCTTTCTTCAGGGGTTTGCCCTCAAGGTTACGGCCCACCCCGACAGTCCAGTACCCGGCTGGGCACTTATAAACCTCAAGCCGTAGTCCCTCGTGGAGTATCAGCTGATCCTCCAGACTGTGTTTCAACATCCCTCTCCACCTCCAAGCGATTTATACCACAACCTTCTTCCCCACAACAAGGACACGCCCAACATCGCCCCGTCGAGTAAACAGTACTCCTGCAGTTTGGACACAAAAAACTCACTTATACCTACCTCCATTAAGACCATATTCTCGCAATATAGCGTCGTAATCAATGCCGCTTTGCTTCGCTGTAATTATAGTTAAGATTCTCACGGTATCGTTGAGTTTATTGATCGTAGGTTCTAGTC